GGTACAGGCTCAACCGGCCATTCAAGGTGTAGTTTATGATCAAAATAATAATGCCACTTATATTATGCTTCCTCTTTTAAGTGATGTGCCTATTGTTTTTCCTTGTGCAGGCGGGATTTATTTGACCTTACCCATCACAGTTGGTGACGAAATTTTAGTCGTATTTGCCTCTCGCTGTATTGACGATTGGTGGCAAGGAGGTGTTGGGCTACCTCTTGAAATGAGAATGCATGACCTCTCCGACGGTTTTGCCATTCCTGGCCCAAGGTCACTTCCCAACACCATTGATAATATCAGCTCGACAAGTGCTCAACTTCGGACTGAAAATGGGGCATCATATATTGAGCTTACTCAAGAGGGAGCAATAAATTTAGTGGCACCTACGGTAACTGTGACAGGAGCTTTAGTTGTTTCTGGTGAAGTCACAGCGGGTGTTGATTCAATACCACTATCCACTCACACCCACGGAGGCGTGACCACTGGTGGCGGGGACACGGGGGTACCTATTCCATGAGATACAGGCAACTAGCCCCTAATAATGATTACAGCTTTGGTAATGGGGCTTTGAATTTTTATTACAATGTACCGGCTTCCGTCGGCCAGGCTGTTCAAACGGGTCTTATGCTTTGGCTCAATGAATGGTTTCTAGACAACACTCAAGGGATGCCATGGGTTCAGGGGGTACTTGGTAAAAACACCCAGGCCATGGCTGATGCCACTATTCAAAATTATGTTTTAAACGTTCAAGGAGTGGTGGGCATCATCTCTTATCAGAGTACAATTAATGACAATCAAAGATCAATGCAGGTGCAAATGACGATAAACACCGTTTACGGTGTGACTGAAGTGCAATTGGAAAACTACACTTTATTTTAAGGAAAAAATATTATGGCCTTTGATGTGACAGAGCTGGTTTATATAGATTCGACAGGATACAATTTTTCGGACTACCCGACATTTTTGTCTGCTCTTCAAAGTGCTTACCAATCAATTTATGGTGCTGACGTTTATTTAGGCGCTGACTCTCAAGACGGTCAATTTTTAGCGGTACTGGCCCAGGCTTTTTATGATACCGCAGCCCTTGGAGCTGCGGTTTACAATTCTTTTTCCCCCGTCACAGCCCAAGGCGTAGGACTTTCAAGGCTTGTAAAAATTAATGGACTTGAGAGAGAAATCCCTAGTTTTTCAACGGTCACTCTCACCATTGTGGGTGTGGCCGGTACCGTAATTACAAATGGCCAGGCTCAAGATATTTTAAATCAAATTTGGGTGCTGCCGACTACTGTGACAATTCCTGGTGGTGGGTCTATAGATGTGACCGCCACAGCCCAAGTAGTGGGGGATGTAACCGCAGACGCAGACACTATCACCACCATTTTCACTCCCACTTTAGGGTGGCAAACTGTTAATAACTCAAGTCCTGCCACACCGGGGGCGGCTGTTGAAAGTGACGCCACCCTTGTTTTAAGACAAAGTGTTTCAACAGCAATTCCCGCTCAAACTGTTTTTGACGCCACCTTGGGAGCGCTTGCAAACGTTGCGGGAGTGACAGCCGTAAGAGGTTATGAAAACTACACTAACACCACTGGTGGTGGGGGGAGTGGTAGCGATTTACAAACACCTCATAGCATTTCAATTGTGGTGGCAGGCGGGTCATCAGTTGCTATTTGTCAAACCATTGTAGATTATAAAACCCCTGGCACTGATACCTATGGGGATACCACCGAGCTTGTTTACGATGCTAAAGGGCTCCCCTATTACATAAATTATCAAGAGGCCGTGACAGCGGAAATTGGTGTTCAAGTAACACTCACCGAAGGTGCGGCTTGGACTTCTGACTATGAAACTCAAATAGCTACAGCAATTGCCACTTTCATTAATGCCCAAGAAATCGGGAGCGTTATTTTATACACCAGTTTATTTTTACCGGCTTATTTAAACGGGCAGGCTCCCGCAAATGCTTACATCATCACCGGCATTCAAATTAAGAAAAATTCAGGCTCTTTTGCGGCTTCAAATATCACTCTCGTTTGGGATGAACAGCCAGTCTGCAATCCTTCGGTCGATGTGGTGTTTGTGACATGATAAATACCATTCAAACTTATTTAAATTATCTCACCTCAAGTTGGCAAAATAAGCCCAATTTCACGGCCATGATTTCAGTGGACGTTGGTGTGCAAGTGCAAGTCCAGGCTTTACTTGAGGAAATGTTAGGCCCTCTTTTTGATCTAGCTACCCCACCAGTGGGGGACCAATTAGACATCATTGGCGAGTGGGCCGGGGTTTCAAGAAACGTTTCAATCCCTATAACAGGAATCTTTTTTACTTGGAATGGCCCTGCAAATCTTGGGTGGAATTATGGGTCTTGGCAACCTTCGGATAATCCGTCATCAATAACAGTATTACCCGATGACGCTTACCTAACCTTAATTTTTGCAAAAATTGCTTCAAACTATTGGGACGGTACTATTGACGGGGCCTACGCCATTTGGGACAGAATTTTTCCTCAATACACCATTCTTATTCAAGATTATCAAAACATGAGTTATGCCCTGGTTATTTTAGGAGGTGTAGTTGATGCCTTAACTCTTGCACTTTTAACTGGTGGCTATATACCATTAAGACCCGAGGGCGTTGAGGTAACCGGGTACTTTACACCTATAGATGACAACCCAGCTTTTGCCTGGGATGTTGAGGCGACGGATACTTTAGCTGGTTGGAATATTGGCTCATGGCTTGCGTTTACACCATCAACTTGAAAAAAGAGGGGATTTTAAATGTCACTTGAAAATGATTTCCTACCGTTTTGTTATGACGACACTGGTACTAATCTTGAGTCCCAATCGGCCTATGCCGCCGATCCAAACAGGACACAGGGCAATCAACCAGGTGTTGCAAGTTCTCAATTGGTGAATAAAGCCTTAAGACAGGCCACCTATGTTACGGCAAATTTGGCTCAATATGTTTCAAATTATGCAAACGTGTCTATGTTTGATGACGCTACACCCGCCGAGCAACTTTCTCAAATGATGGGGGCTTTTCAGCCTCTTAGTCCGGTACTCACACAACTTTTATCAGGTACGGGTACCTGGGACGCCACATGTTTTTTCTTTGTGGCATCAGCCAACGCCACAGCCGGAGCCACCTACACAAATAACTCAGTCACCTTCACTGTGGTGAAAACTATTTCGGGCGGCACCATTCTTCAAACAACAGGTGCGGGCTCACCAAATGCCTCGCCTGCTTCGGGCGGGGGGACGCTTTCTAAAGCCTCGGGCACCGGCGATAGTTCCATTACTTATTATGCTTTTAGACAGGCCCTTTATGCGAATGTCCGAATGGTGGGCGGCGGTGGCGGTGGTGGTGGAAGCGGGACTGGAAGTGGTAGCGCCGCCGTTGCTGGGGGTAATACTACTTTCGGCTCATCATTTCTTGTGGCCAATGGCGGGGCTCTCGGAGGCGCTAACGGTGCCGCTGGAAACTCTGCGGGCGGATCTGCTTCAGTAGGGGCGGGCGCTGTTGCAGTTATTTCCTTCACCGGGGGTGCAGGTGGATCGGGTGGTCAAGGTGGGGGTAGTGCTGGTGGATTTATTGCGGGCGGAGCTGGTGGAATAAGTGCTTTTGGGGGTGCGGGTTTACCAGGACAATCATCGGCTGGTTCAGCCGGAGTGACTAACTCCGGATCTGGGGGAGCAGGCGGGACTTTCAATCAAGCAAGTAGTGAGGGCTCAACAGCCACTGGTGGTGGTGGGGGAGCTGGTGGATATCTTGAGGCCCTGATTTATGCACCTAGTACCTCGTATGCCTATGCTGTGGGAGCTGCGGGTACTGCGGGTACTGCGGGAACTAGCGGTGAAGCAGGGAGCGCTGGTGGGTCAGGATGCATTTTAGTTACCGAGTACTTTCAATAAATGGAAGATCTTTTAAAGTATGCTTTTGAAGGGGGGTCTTTTGGGACCTCTCTTTTTTTAGCCTATGTGCTTTTTAAAAAATTCATCATCAAGGAAGTGGTGGCCCCCATTGAAAGTCTTCAAAAAGAAAACGAGGAAATCAAAAATAGCTTTCAAAAATTATCGGACAGAGTGGGGGAATTTGTTTTTAAAATTCTAGGAAGCCATGCGGATTTGACTGATCAAATCACCAAAGACTTAAATAATATGAACAAACTTTTTACGGAAGCAACGCAGCACACCTCTCAAGCCGCTCTTAGTTCATTTGATGCCACCAAAAAAGTTAAAGATATAAGGGAAGCCGCCGAAAAGCTTGGGTGTGTGGTTAAGCACCTCAATGAACAAAATAAAAAAATTGAGACTGAAATCACACAACTCTCAAGTGACATGATTTTTGTTAAGACAAAGGTAAGGGGTAAAAAGGAAGGTGAAGATTGAATTATTTCAAAAACTTCTTTTATCCTACCTCAACATCCCTTACATCTACGGCGGGAAAAATCCCTTAACTGGTGAAGACTGTTCAGGTCTTGTCTGTGAATTCCTAAAAGCTCTAGGTAAAATTGGAACTAACGAAGAGTTTAACGCCCAACAATTATTCAATAAATATGTGAAACCCATGGCCCAGACTCCGGCCTCATTGCCCATGCCTGCGGGGGAGCCTGCCTTAACAGGCTCCCTCGTTTTTTATGGTGCGGACGTTAGTCACGTAGACCATGTTGCAATGCTCATTGATAATGAATTCATCATTGAGGCAGGCCACGGGACAGCCGATACATTAACCAAAGACATTGCAAGTCAGCGAGGGGCATTTACCAGGATACGTCCTTATAAGTATCGAGCTGACTTTTTACAAATTGTGAATCTTGATTTAGGGCTGACGCTCTGAGGGAGAAAAATAAATGAAAAATTTCGCTGTTATTTTAATTTTTGTTTTCATTGGGACGGTAAGCGTTGAAATCATGGCTCAGTCTCCGACACCTTCGGCAACACCGGCTATCTTACAAAACGCTATCGGGGCCATAAACAATGTTTCAAATAAAATTCCAGTTTCAGTGCCGCCCAGTATTTTAGTGGTCTTAAGTTTCTTGGTGAGTGAACTTGTGGCCCATGGCATACCCACCAGTAAACCCGTGAGCTGGTTTTTTGTGATCGAAGCAGTTCTTGGGGCTGTGTCAGCTTTCTTAACCGCCATTGTGGGACTAATCTCAAAGCTTCAAAATCTTTGCACTACTCTTGGTAGCTCATTAAATAATGTCAAGTGACCCAGTTCCACAAAGCCCATGGATTGTTTTTCTTACGTGGCTTGAGAGAGTGGTAAAAGAAAATTGGTCAGGGCTTGCCATGATTTTATGGGGGTACGAAGAAAAGAAAGTTGAAGGGGCGAAACAAGAAACTGAGACGGCAAAGCTAAATGAGGCATTGGTCGAAAATGAAAATCAAGTTCTTAAAGAGTTTGCTGGTAAGTCTGATAGTGATATTTTGCACCAGTTTGGTGACAGCACAGGACATGGTTCCAGTGACTCTGACACCAAGTGAGTCTCATACAATCGGCCAGCAATTAATTAGGGGTAAAATTTGCGAGGCCGATCTTGTTTCAGTACAAAATGATTACAACCAGTGCGCGAATTCCCACTCATCCCCTAGTTTTATTGGCACGCCAAGTTTTGTCATTGGTGAGTTTGTTGTTTCCATAGGGCTTGCAACAAGCTTAATTTGTCTCACCCATCTCTTTGGGGCTTGCCGATGAAACGGCTAATTCCTTTTATCTTTTGTATCTTTTGTATAGATGTTTGGGGTGACACACCGCCACCTCCACCACTTAATTTTCAATACCCCCTAACAAAGGCTAATAACACCGTATCCATGCCTTTGGCTACCACTTCACAAAGTGGGTACCTATCGTCAAGTGACTGGACCACTTTTTATAATGGTGGGCATGGAGTGCAAAGTGTTACAGGCCAAGCCCCTATCACGTCCACTGGTGGGTTAAACCCTATTGTAGCAATGCCAAAGGCCACCACTTCACAAAGCGGGTACTTAGCTTCAAGCGATTGGACGACGTTTAATAATAAGCAATCCCTATTAACAACTGGAAATATTTACGACGTAGGTATAGACGGCATTTTAATCATGGGTGGTACTGGAGCTGTCATTGGTTCCGGTGTGTCTGTGATGCAAGAGCAGGCCACATCTTCGCAGTCAGGATATCTGTCGTCATCGGATTGGACCACTTTCAATAATAAAGGAAGTTCATTTTCAACAGGTAACTTAACTGAAAGCACCTCTAATATTTTAATACTCACCGGGGGTACTGGTGCCGTTATAGGGGGCGGCACCAGTATTCAGGTGAAAAAAGCCACTACTTCGCAGTCCGGGTATTTGTCATCCCAAGACTGGACAACTTTTAACAACAAAGGAAGTTCTTTTTCTACAGGAAATTTAACCGATAACGGCATTGACGGAATTTCAGTGACTAACGGAACTGGTGCCGTGGTAGGGAGTGGCACTTCTTTTTCACAATTAAAGGCATCCACCTCACAAAATGGATATTTATCAAGTGCTGACTGGACTACGTTCAATTCTAAAATATCGTCATTTTCCACGAGCAATCTTACTGAATCAACAAGTGACGTGATTTCATTTACCGGAAATCTTGGCGCTGTTGTCGGGAGTGGAACAACCATTCAAATTAAAAAGGCCACAACGTCTCAAGACGGGTACCTCTCAAGTGCCGACTGGACGACGTTCAACAACAAAGGCTCGGGAGCTGTAACCTCGGTCACGGCTTCACTACCTCTTTTGTCTAGTGGTGGGGCCACTCCTAATCTTTCACTCCCTCAGTCCACCACAAGTCAAAGTGGATATTTAGCCTCTCAAGATTGGACAACGTTTAATGCCAAGTCCCCGAGCTTTTCCACGGGTAATTTAACAGAGTCGTCTAGTGATGTCTTATCTTTCACGGGCAACATTGGTGCCGTGGTGGGGACTGGCGCGACTATACAAATCAAAAAGGCCACTACAAGTCAAGACGGATATTTAGCGTCAAGTGACTGGACCACTTTCAATAATAAACAGGCCCAATTAACAACGGGCAATGTCACTGAAAGCACCTCTGATGTGTTAAGTATTTCGGGTGGATCGGGAGCGGTTATTGGATCTGGCACAAGTTTCCAGGTGAAGAGGTCCACAACGTCTCAAGACGGGTATTTAGCAAGCTCAGATTGGGCAACATTTAATGCAAAGTCACCGAGCTTTTCGACGGGCAGTTTAACTGAAAGTACTTCTGATGTTTTATCATTCACCGGGAATACCGGGGCTGTAGTAGGAAGTGGAACAACTATTCAGATTAAAAAGGCTACTGGCTCACAAGACGGATACTTATCAAGTGCCGATTGGACAACTTTTAACACCTCAGCAATGGGATCTTATTTGCCTCTAGCTGGTGGAACAATGTCCGGGAATATTTTAATGAGTGGCGGAACAAATATAGAACTACCAAACACCGCTGAAATTTTAGTCGATAATGGGGGGACGATAGTTCCTGCAGTAGACCGAGGGCCTACTATCGGATCACATTCTAAGCATTTCGGGACCGTATATACACAAAGCGTTGAGGCTGATGCAGGTGGGGCCGACTTATCTCTTTATTCGGGTAGTGGATTTATAAATGTTACTGGTAACGCTATCGAGGGTCTGAATGATCCAATAGCGTCAAACAATGCAGTCAACGTTCATTATGGAAATCTTAATTATGCAAATGTGGCTATATCCCCCCTTACTCTTTCAAACGGAACTATGTCAATTGCTCTCGCCACCACTTCACAAAGCGGGTACCTATCGTCAAGTGACTGGACTACCTTCAATTCTAAAATGTCTTCATTTTCTACAGGAAACTTAACCGATAACGGTATTGACGGAATTTCGGTAACTAATGGTACGGGAGCCGTCGTAGGTTCAGGTACTTCATTTGCCCAATTAAAAGCCACCACTTCGCAAAATGGCTACCTAGCAAGTGCTGACTGGACAACGTTCAACAATAAGCAGTCTCTCTTAACGACGGGCAATGTGACTGAAAGCACAAGTGATGTGTTAACAATTTCTGGTGGGTCAGGGGCCGTCATTGGGAGCGGGACTTCTTTACAGGTGAAAAAGGCGTCGTCATCTCAAGACGGGTACTTAGCTAGTGCCGATTGGACAACGTTCAATAATAAACAAAATCAGCTTTCAGGACTCACCACTTCGGGATTTTTATATGCCACCTCAAGTAGTGCTGTGGCCACCTCTTCAAATGCAGAGTTTACAGGCTCAACAGTGTCTTTTGGTGTGCCCTTAAATATGAATTCAAATCAAATAAATAGTGTGGCAAGCCCCTCTATTGCCACCGACGCCGCAAACAAAGCCTATGTTGATAATGCTGTTAACGGGCTTACCTGGAAAGATTCTTGTTTGCTAGTTTCAACCACTCCTCTTCCTTCTAATACTTATAACAATGGGTCAAGTGGAGTGGGGGCCACCTTAACGGGTGTGTTAACCGGCACCTTATCAATTGACAGTACGGCTCCCGCTGTTGGACAAAGAGTACTCATTGAAGCCGAAGCCACAGCCGCGAACAATGGAATTTACGTTGTCACCATCAATAATAGTGGGGCCGCTTATGTCTTAACTAGAACGTCTGATTTCAATTCAAGCTCAAATATTTCACAAGGTGACACAACATTTATTGAATCAGGAACTAGTTACACCGGCACTTCATGGACACTCACCACATCGGGATCGGTAACTGTTGGTACGACGGCTCTTAACTTTTCACAAGTGGCAGGACCTGGTTACTATATGGGTGGTACTGGAATTAATATTTCAGGTACTACAATTTCAGTGACTTCACCTACTGTGGTGGGTGTGACAGGCACGACGCCCATAATTTCTAGCGGAGGTACGACACCCGTCATTTCAATACCTCAAGCCACCACTTCGCAAAATGGGTATTTAGCCTCTCAAGACTGGACAACGTTTAATGCAAAGTCAGCTTCCTTTTCATCAGGCAATTTAACTGAAAGCACCTCTGACGTGTTGACAGTGAATTCAGGCACCGGGAGTGTTATAGGCTCCGGCACATCTTTACAGGTGAAAAAGGCGACAACATCTCAAGACGGATATTTAGCAAGTGCAGACTGGACAACGTTTAATGCAAAGTCAGCTTCCTTTTCTTCGGGCAATTTAACCGATAACGGTATTGACGGAATTTCAGTGACCAATGGCACAGGAGCCGTTATTGGTTCAGGCACTTCTTTTTCACAATTACAGGCCACCACAAGTCAAAATGGATTTCTTTCCTCTAGTGACTGGACCACTTTCAATAATAAAGTGTCAAGTCAATGGATAACGTCAGGCTCAAATATCTATTATACAACAGGTGAGGTGGGTATTGGAACTGCGAGCCCCACCGCTGAATTACAAATAAACTCAGCTACCGCATCAACAACAGGACTCATTATTCAAGGAGCCCCTAGTCAAGCTTCAAATTTACAAACTTGGAAAAATAGTTCTGGTACATCCTTAGTAGATATAAACTCAAATGGGAGATTAGGAATTGGTGCGGCAACGCCAGTTGATCTTTTAGCCATTGGAACTTCCCCAACAGCTTCATCTACTCACGCCCTTTTGAATTTAACAAACACCACTTTAACGGGGGCTTCATCAAACGGCACCTATATTGGAGCTAACCCCGGATCCGCGTCTTCTGATTTCATAAATTATCAAGTAAACGGTGTGTCTGACTTCAAAGTAGATTTAAATGGCGTGATCACAACAGGAGGTAATAGCGTTGTCACTTCAGTTACAGGCACCGCCCCTGTAGTTTCTAATGGAGGTACCACACCCGCAATAAGTATTCCACAAGCCACCACTTCGCAAAATGGATACTTGGCAAGTGCTGACTGGACAACATTCAATGCAAAGTCAGCTTCCTTTTCATCAGGCAATTTAACTGAAAGCACCTCTGACGTGTTAACAGTGAATTCAGGCACCGGGAGTGTTATAGGCTCCGGCACATCGTTACAGGTGAAAAAGGCGACAACATCTCAAGACGGGTA